TATGCGCATAAACCACCTGGCAGTATTTGGCAACCAACAGAGGGGTTTTATTTTGTAAAGCCACTAAAAAATAATGAAACGTTTGCTACAGATAAAGAAATAATTGGCAAAGGCATTATAAAATTTGGCGATGAAAATCTACCGCCTGGCACATTAGTTGGCTTTAGACCAGGGTCTGAATATGAATTTATCATAGAAAACGAAAGACTATACCGTGTGCCACTACAATCTATTACAATCAAATATGAATATCAAGGAGACGAAGAAGAGTATAATCCAAGCTGGACATCGGGCAGTTGAGGAATTAATTAAGGTAGCGGAAGAAAAAATTATAACCAATACCGAGGACGACGTTTCTGCAGATAGATTAAAAAACGCAGCGGCAACTAAAAAGCTAGCAATCTTTGATGCATTTGAAATATTAAATCGCATACAAGAAGAAGAGCGTATTTTAGAAAACAAACCTAAAGAAGACGACACACAAAAAGCTTTTTCTGGTTTTGCCGAAAGAAGGTCTAAGTAATGTACGAGCAAACGTTATTTAAAATCATAGAGCCTATAAAGCTAACCACAATTAATAGATTAAATAAATCTAAGAAGTGGGATTATGGTTATAATAAAGAACACGACGTTATTGTAATTAGCAAGACAGGTCAGATAGGTGATATATACGAAATACAAAACTTACGTATTGCATTGCCGAAAGAGCCAAAGTGTATAGCAAAAGGCGAAAACAAATGGACGCCACAGGAGTATCCTAAGGAGCTTAAAAATATTAAGACTATATTCGACTGGGAAACATATCCGGATGAGTTTAAGGACACCTGGGGAGCTTATATTGATGAAGAGTTTACACGGCGCGATGAAGGGTATTGGTTTTATAGTAATAATGTACCAACTTATATAACCGGAACGCATTATATGTACTTGCAATGGAGCAAGATTGATGTAGGTAAACCGGATTATCGTGAAGCAAACAGATTATTTTTTATATTTTGGGAAGCTTGTAAGGCAGATAGTAGGTGTTATGGCATGTGTTATCTTAAAAACCGTCGTTCTGGTTTTTCATTTATGGCTTCTGGCGAAGTTGTAAATCAAGCTACAATTACAAGTGATGCTCGTTTTGGTATATTATCTAAGTCTGGGGCCGATGCCAAAAAGATGTTTACCGACAAGGTTGTACCAATATCTGTAAACTATCCTTTTTTCTTTAAGCCAATACAAGACGGTATGGACCGTCCAAAAACAGAATTAGCATATCGCGTACCAGCTTCAAAGCTAACACGTAAATCAATACAGTCAAAAGAACAAAGACAGCAGCTAGAAGGTCTTGATACAACAATTGACTGGAAGAACACAGGTGATAACTCTTATGACGGTGAAAAGCTAAGACTATTAGTGCATGATGAAAGTGGTAAATGGGAAAGACCTGACAATATATTAAATAACTGGCGTGTAACAAAAACAACACTTAGACTTGGTTCTCGTATTATAGGTAAGTGTATGATGGGTTCAACCAGTAATTCGCTTGATAAAGGTGGTGACAATTTTAAAAAATTGTATTATGATTCAGATGTTACCAAACGAAACGCCAATGGACAGACTCGCTCGGGATTATATTCTTTGTTCATACCTATGGAATGGAACTACGAGGGATTCATTGATACTTATGGAGTACCTGTATTCAACACACCGGACGAACCAGTCGAAGCGCCTGACGGAACATTAATAGAGGTAGGTGTAATTGATTACTGGCAAAATGAAGTAAGTGGTTTAAAGTCAGATCCTGACGCACAAAATGAATTTTACCGCCAGTTTCCACGTACAGAAGAACACGCGTTCCGTGACGAAGCAAAAAATAGTATATTTAACTTAGTTAAAATACACCAGCAAATAGATTACAACGGTGATATAAGATATAATGCACCGACAACACGAGGAAGTTTTCAATGGCGGAATGGTGTTAAAGACAGTGAAGTAATATTTAGTCCTAACCCACAAGGTAGATTTAATATAAGCTGGGTACCACAAAGAGAATTACAAAATAAACAGATTGTAAAAAACGGTGTTAAATGCCCTGGTAATGAGCACATTGGAGCTTTTGGGTGTGACAGTTACGATATATCCGGTACAGTTGGTGGTAATGGATCAAAAGGTTCATTGCACGGGCTTACAACATTTAGCATGGAAGATGCACCACCAAATACATTTTTTTTAGAATACATTGCAAGGCCGCAAACAGCGGAAATGTTTTTTGAAGATGTACTTATGGCATTAGTGTTTTATGGTATGCCACTGCTTGCTGAAAATAACAAGCCTAGATTATTATATTATTTAAAGCGCAGAGGCTACCGTGGTTATTCAATGAATAGACCAGATAAAATTTGGAATAAGTTATCTGCAGCTGAAAAAGAAATAGGAGGTATACCAAACTCCAGTGAAGATATTAAGCAAGCGCACGCTGCTGCAATAGAATCGTATATTGAAAAATACGTAGGATTAAAAGAAGATGGTACATATGGTACTATGTATTTTAATGATACATTAAATGATTGGGCAAGGTTTGATATAAATAATCGAACAAAATTTGATGCCGCAATCAGTTCAGGGTTGGCAATAATGGCTTGTAATAGACATTTATACCGACCAGTTGGTGAAATACAAACGCAAAAGTTAAATATAAATATAGGCCGGTATAATAATAACGGTGGAAGATCAAAAATAATAGAGCATTATGGCTGAACCAGTTGTAAAAAGTTATTTTCCAAGCCAAATCGCTAGTGATTTAGAAAAAATTACACCTGAGTATGGACTTAAGGTGGCTAAAGCTATAGAGCACGAGTGGTTTAAAAGGGATTCCGGTACTAATCGGTATTATAACAACCAAAATACTTTTCATCGCCGCAGATTATATGCGCGCGGTGAACAATCAATTCAAAAGTATAAAGATGAATTATCTATTAACGGTGATTTGTCTTACCTTAATTTAGACTGGAAGCCCGTCCCAATTATACCTAAGTTTGTAGATATAGTTGTAAACGGTATGTCGGACCGCATGTTTGACATTAAAGCATTTTCGCAAGACCCATATGGTATGAGTAAGCGCACAGAATATATGGAGTCAATTATGCGTGATATGCAAACAAAAGAATTAAATAACTATGTGCAAGAAACACTTGGTATTAATCTTTTTGAAAATCCACCAGAAGAACTTCCGGATTCAAAAGAAGAACTCGAACTACATATGCAGCTTAGCTACAAGCAAGCAGCGGAAATTGCTCAAGAACAAGCTATTAACACAATACTACAAGGTAATAATTATGATTTAACACGCAAGCGCTTATTGTATGATTTAGTTACAATAGGCATGGCATGTGTCAAAAATAATTTTTCTACATCAACAGGAGTTACTGTAGAATATGTAGATCCTGCAGATATTATTTATTCATATACAGATTCTCCTTATTTTGATGATATTTATTATGTAGGTGAAATTAAAACAATACCTATTAATGAATTAAAGAAGCAATTTCCTAATCTTACTAATGAAGAATTAGAGGATGTTACAAAACAAGGAATTCAAAATACAGATTTTTATCATAGAACAATGGACGAGACAAATAATATTGACTCAAACTCTGTTCAAATATTATACTTTAATTACAAAACTTACGCTAATGAAGTATATAAAATAAAAGAAACTGCGACAGGCGCATCAAAAATATTAATTAAAGACGATCAGTTTAACCCGCCAACTGAAGTATTAGATGGTAACTTTGAAAAAGTATCGCGTTCTTTAGAGGTATTATATGAAGGTGCATTAATTTTAGGCACAAATACATTGCTTAAATGGGAGCTTGCAAAAAATATGATGCGTCCAAAAAGTGATTATACTAAAGTTAGAATGAACTATAGTATTGTTGCCCCAAGAATGTATAAAGGTCGCATTGAGTCTCTTGTTAGCCGTATTGAAGGTTTTGCTGATATGATTCAGCTAACACATTTAAAGCTGCAGCAAGTATTATCACGTATGGTTCCAGATGGTGTTTACCTCGATGCTGATGGCCTAGCTGAAATTGATTTAGGCAACGGAACAAACTATAATCCGCAAGAAGCGCTTAATATGTTCTTTCAAACAGGTTCTGTTATTGGTAGATCATTTACTTCAACAGGAGATATGAATCCCGGTAAAATGCCAATTCAAGAATTACAAAGCGGAGCGGGGGGACAAAAATTAGCAGCATTAATTCAAACTTACAACTATTATTTGCAAATGATCCGTGATGTTACGGGCTTAAATGAAGCTAGAGATGGCAGCATGCCAGATAAAAATGCTTTAGTTGGGGTGCAAAAATTAGCGGCCGCAAATTCAAATACTGCTACACGCCACATATTACAAGCTGGATTATTTTTAACAGCGGAAACAGCAGAATGTTTAAGCTTGCGTATATCTGATATATTAGAATACTCGCCAACTCGGGAGGCGTTTATTCAAAGTATTGGAGCACACAATGTGGCAACACTAGATGAAATGGTTAATCTTCACCTTTATGATTTTGGCATATTTATTGAATTAGCGCCTGATGACGAAGAAAAACAATTGCTTGAAAATAATATACAAATGGCATTATCTGCTGGATTAATTGAACTTGGCGATGCCATTGACTTGCGCGAAATTAAAAACATTAAGCTAGCTAATCAGTTGCTTAAAATAAGAAGAGAAAAGAAATTGCAGCGTGATCAGCAAATGCAACAAGCTAATATTCAAGCACAAGCGCAGGCAAATGCTCAAGCACAACAAGTTGCCGCCCAAGCTGAGGTACAGAAACAGCAGGCATTAATGCAGATGAATATGCAAATTGAGCAAATAAAAGCGCAACTTGAAAATCAA